GTATAAAAGACCTACGAAGAGAAGGATATAAAATATCTGTTTTATCTAAAATGGAAGATAAAGCAGACAACAGAAAACTTCTTAGAAGAATTCTTAGAGATGTTGAAAATAAAAAATTTGAAAGTACAAAATGAATTAAATAAAAAAATCTTTAAAATAATAATTCTTATAACACACACAAATTTTGTGTCGTAAAATTTCAAAAAAAATTAACCATACTTTTTTTTGAAATTAAAGTATTATCAACTTAAATTTCAAAAAAACAATAAAATGTTGATTGTAGTTAAACTACAAAATTTACAGTTTTACTTGTAAATTTTGTAGTTAATTGTAGTCAAACGGCATAAAGGTTTACTAAGTAATATATAATTTATTAACTACATAAATTGTAGTTATAGTATTTAAAAGTATAAAAGTTAGTATCAAATGAAATGTGAATTTTGTAAAAATGAGTTTACTAATAAATATATAATGCAAAAACATCAACAAAAAACTAAATATTGTATAAATATACAAAAAAAACTAAATGTAGAGACTAAAGAACTTTTAAATAAATGTAAATACTGTGATAAAAGTTTTGAATACGATAGTTACAAAAGACATCAAAAAATATGTACTCTTAAAAAAGATAAAACAATAATTAACTTATCAGAAGAAATAATATTATTAAAAGATGAACTAAGTGATTTGAAACAAACATTATACAAGTATGAAATTGAAAACAAACGTCTTCTTGTAGATAATCTAAATTTAGAAAAAAAATTAGAAAGACATGAAGAAAAATTATATACAATAGCGTCTAGACCTACTATAACAACTACAAATACAAATACAATTACAAATAATTTACTTATAGCTGATTTTGGAGAAAATAGCATAAAAAATAGTGTTGAAAATAACTTTACTATTGAACACTTGAACGAAGGATTAAAAGGAGTTGCAAAATTTACTAAAGATTATATAGTTAAACAAGAAGATGGGAAAAAAAAATATATATGTTCTGATCCTTCAAGAGCTATCTTTAAATATAAAGATGATAATGGAATAATTCAAAAAGATATAAAAGCATTAAAACTTAAAAATGCTATAAAAGATCCTATAATAACAAAAAGTAAAACGTTGTTTATAGAAGAAAACAGCAAACTTTTTGATGATATAGCTAATAATCAACAGATAGAAGACTCTATGAATTTAATTAATGATAAAATAACAACATTGAAAGATAATTTTCTAAAAGTTAAAAATATAGATGAAAACTCTTATGATTATGCAAGAGAAATGGTATTGATACTTAACTAATAAATCAAACACGCTACAGTCAAACATAAACATAAAATTGAAATTGTAAAGATGGTTTAGAGTATAAATAACAATGGATCTTCCGTCAGAAATTCAATCTATTATTATTTCATTTACACCTCATAGTAATTATTCAACAGTTTGTAAACAGTGGAGAAACGAAATTAAAAACAAACAAAAAATTGCTGTAAATATTATTAAACATTGGTATAAATATATTAAAAAAAGTCCAACAAAAATAAATTTTATTAATTATTATATTTCTGGTTGTCATTCTGTCTTTATCAGTTCAATACCTGATATTATAGTAAAAACTCTTGAATTGAATGAAATATTACTAGATGTTTTGCCTATAACTAGAAAACGAAGTGATGTACGTACTTGGTTACTAAATCTTCCTTTAGATGAAGAAGAATTAATATCTTGTCTTTTTAGTTTAATTTATACAACAATGTATCATGATATATTATAATAATTTAGTAAAACTGTTTATGAAATTATAATATATTTATTTGTTTTAAAATATTTAATAATATTTTAAAATAACCAATAGCACCCCTCCAAAATTCCATTTATAACACAGGAAACCCGAGAGCTCCTCCAGAAATACGAACGATGTTATTGTTAACAGCGGTAACAATAAACATCCAGCTTTGAGGGTCTAGAAGGCCAATAGCATAGTTTTTGGCGCTAGCGGAGAGGGGTGAGGTTAGACTCGCAATCAAGATGGGTGGGGTTAACACAGCTAAAGTAGCCGAAGAATATTCTTTAGCTTCCTGTGAAGGTTCAGGTACAATACTAACATTTGTGAGTTTACCATAATTAGTAGATCCCATAGGATCAAGAGAAATAAAGTCAAGAGAATATGAATAGAGATGATACCCAGTTTCTAGAGGTATAGCAGGTGCACTATACCAAGGATTGACAAGACTGAAATAATCAGATCCCATAACAGAAAGACGATTAGTATTCTCATAAATAAGAGATGTATTTAAAATAGGATCAACCATAGATGGAGAATTATAATCAATTGAACAAACAGGCTGTCCAGTTGCTAATAAGGTCGCAGCAGGTAAACTACAATCTATAACTGGTTGTCCAGTTGTATAATTAGACCAACTTGATGATACTGTTGTATTACGAGCACTGAAAAAAAGAACTTTAATAGCATGAGAAAATCTGATATCAAATCTGCACATAGTTGGAGTAAACGATTGACGAGGAGCAGTTTGAACCTGTTCAATTAGAATATCACGGGGAGCACAAGCCATTCGTTTACGTTCATCATTTGAAACTATAGCATAGTTAGCCCACACTTGTACATTGGTTAACGTATTATTATTTCCAGCGGCTAGCAGAGATTCCGAGCCAGGTTGACTGTCTTGATATACGAAGTTAGCATAATTTAGATCATATGTGAAAGTATCTACAATTAATAATTCATCCAATCTTCTAAATGAAAAGTTAAGACGCATGTCATTATAAGGAAGAGCAGCTGTAGGAAGAGCAACTCCACTGTCACGAGCATAAAAGAATGGAAGTGGAAGATTAAGGGTTTGTGGTTTTAGAGTGGATCCTATACCAGTCAAACTAGTAGGATTAGTAGGATTTTGACCGACAGCTTGAATTTGAGGATCAGTCATTTCTGGAAAATTACCGATCATATTATTATAAGCATTTCTTTTGCTTGCTGGAACAGTAAAAGCTGACCAAAAATCTAAATGATAGCAATCAAATCTAGCAGCAACCAAATCGTTAAATGTAATACATGCTTCACGTATGATACTGTGCATAAAATTTCTAGTCCAACGAACTGCCTGAACTGTATTATTAGAAGTTATAGCGTTTGGCGCATTATTAAATGCAGGGTTATAAGCAAGAGAAATTTTTGGAGTAGTTAAACGAAGCCAAGTAGCTAACAAATAATCACCAGCTCTGGAAATGCTAACAGACCATTCGGTGTCAAAAGCGGGAGTCCCGCTAGCACGGGAAAGAACGACAGGTACTTGAGTGAACCAAGTAGCTTTTCTTGTTTCACGGACGAAATAAGCAGTTGCGTCGGGACCGCCGTACATATATTTTTCAAGTTCATCGAATGTAGCAAGATCAATAAATCCAGATGTTACGTTTGATGTACAAATGGAAGCCATAGTTTTATATTAGACAAGAAAATTTTTTTTTGTTTATTATTAAATATATTCTATTTTTTGTATATTTAATAATTGAAGTATTAGATGCAGTGAATAACATAAATTTAGGGTTTTTAACTAAAAATTCAATCCTAGAGTTCTAACTAATATAATAGAAATATAAATACATAGTAAATTATGTTTTTACAATGATAGTAAATTCTTAAGTATTATGAATGTTTATTTTATCTATATAAAACATTATTTAATGAATACTTAAAAGGTACAATAAATAATAGAAATATGTCTCAGATAGATATATTATCTATAGATGTAAAAATTAAACAAACATTTAAAGAAGAATCAGAAAAACTGGTTGAATATCAAGAAAAACTATTGGATTTAAAAAAAACTTTAAAAATGCCTAATTTACAGTTTCGATTAATTAAGATTATAGAAAAAAATATAGCTCATTTGTTAGAAAAAATAAAAAATATAAATAATATAAATTTTTATTTAGCAGATACAACTCATTTGTTAGAAAAATATAAACAAATTTTGCAAACACCTGTAAAATTAACATTTATAGGGCGTTCAAATATAGACAGCAAAGAAAAAAATGATGTTATATCTAAATATTTATATATAGCTCAAAAATATTCAGATGTAAATATAGAAATTCCAACAAAAGATTCAAATATTATTTGTAACAATTGTGTAAATAAAAAAAATTTTGATATATTAGATGAAAGTATATACATTTGTTTAGTATGTGGATCACAGCAAGAAATTTTCTTACATACTTCTAATTACAAAGATACTGATCGTATTAATATTTCTGCTAAATATACATATGATCGTAAAATTCACTTTCGTGATTGTATAAATCAATATCAAGGAAAACAAAATAGTAGTATTGATCCTCAAGTGTATATTAAATTAATAGATCAATTACAAAAACATCATTTATTAGTTGGAGACGAGAATACTGAAAAGGAAGTTCGTTTTAAAAATATAACAAAAGAACATATACATATTTTTCTTAAAGAATTGGAATATACTAAACATTATGAAAATGTTAATTTAATTCATTATCAACTGACTTGTAAAAAACCAGATGATATTTCACACTTACAGGATAGTTTATTAAATGATTTTGATATATTAGCAGATTTATATGATAAAAAATTCAAAAACAAAGCGGGGTTTGATAGAAAGAATTTTATAAATACACAATATGTATTATATCAGCTGTTAATAAGATATAAACATATATGTAAAAAAGAAGATTTTACAATGTTAAAAACTATAGATAGAAAATCATTT